ATCGCAATAGCCGGGCCTTGCCAACACAGCACCACAACCGGGGTGTCTGCAAGGGGTTGGCGCTGACAGTGGCATGAAGTCGACAGTCTTAAAAATGTTCGCAACTATTTGCGGGACTTGTGGGTTCTGGACTTGGCTTTAATTGTGTTCAGAGCGTTCATACAAACACCAGCAACAACCCAAAGGAAAAACAATCATGAGCAACAGCACCCGAGACCAGCAACTCCAGCAAATCGCGCTGGACCATTTGTTTATCGCAACCCTTGAGACCCGCAGCAGCGACAGCCTGGACTTCCATGACGTGAGCGTCTGGGCCATCAAGACCGCATTGCAAGCCGCCTTTGAGGCAGGCCGCAACGCCGCTGCCAACCCTTTACAGACACAACCCAAACAGTAATCAGGAGATCGACATGACCACACCAGCCACAGCCCAACTGAGCGCATCGCAGCAACAGATCCTTAACCACGCCGCCGTCAACACTGATAGCAAGTTGGTCTGGTTTCCCGAGACCCTCAAGGGAGGTGCCAGAAAGAAAGTTCTCGACAGCCTCTTCAACCGGGCGCTGATCACGACCGACGGCACACATTGGTTTGTAGCCGCTGAGGGCTACGAAGCCCTCGGGATGCCGCGTCGAGCGCCCATCACGATGGCGGCTCTTGACGCAGTGATTGAGTCTGCTGAAGCCGGTCTTGCCGCCAAGCCACGCACTCGTGACAACAGCAAGCAAGCCCAGGTGATTGCGATGCTCAAACGAGCCGAGGGCGCAACGATCACGCAAATCTGCGAGGCCACCGGATGGCAATCCCATACGGTGCGCGGCACCTTTGCCGGAGCCTTTAAAAAGAAACTCGGACTGGAGATCACCTCCAGCAAAGCCGACGGCAGCGAGCGGACTTACCGCATCACCACGAATTGAGACCAGCCATGACATCCATGACCATCACCATTGAACGCACGCCTCGCACCCTGCAATTTGAGGGCACTGCCATTGAGGTTGAGGAGCTGAGCGTTCGCCTGCCATTTGCCCGTAAACCTGCCGACCTCAGCGAGGTGGGCGGCGAAGGCAATTACAAAGTGTTTGTGACCGAGACCCGGGAGATGACCCCTGCGGAGTTCGACGCCTTTGCCAGTCAACTGCTCAAGTCACGCGACTGGCTCAGTGGCAAGGGTGGCTACCTTGCGGACGGCAGGCTTTGCGTTGAGGTCCGTACCACCGGCAGACCCATCTTGTACGTCGATCCATCCGGCGGAGACTACGGTCGCTACGTTGCCAGACTCGGCTAAATTAGTTTCCAACAAAGCAGATCAGGCAACCTGGTCTGCTATCTCTTTGTCAAACTGCGCTTTGATGATGTCGTAGATCATCCAATCTTTGCGTTGCTCACCCACCTTGGCGTTGTGCACACGTCCCAGGCAGACCTGGATCCAAACCTTAAAAACCTGCGCTTTAGACTGACCTCGCAGTCCCTTCACCATCCGCTTGGCCTGTTCAATTTTTTGTTCGTTCATCGTGTTCCTGTTCCAGTGCTAACTTGCACTTAAACCATTCACGCTCTGACCAAACAGGAAGCCAAGTTACTTTTTAAATACTTGCCATCACAGTGGCGTTTCAGCCACTTGAAGCACGGACAGTGCTGGACCAAGGTCGTCAAACTTCGCTTGGTCAGCCTGACGTACCGCTTGTTTGCCACTGAAGTCCTGCCAACGTTTGACGATCACGTCCACGTACTTGGGATCGAGCTCAATGAGCCGGGCACGACGGCCCGACTTTTCACAGGCAATCAGGGTAGTTCCAGAGCCGCCAAACGGGTCAAGCACGATGTCGCGTGTTTTGCTGCTGTTCCGTACCGCACGCTCCATCAACTCCACCGGCTTCATGGTCGGGTGCAAATCGTTTTTGTGTGGCTTCTTGATGTGCCACACATCACCCTGGTCGCGTGCACCGCACCAGTAGTGCTGAGCACCGTCTTTCCAGCCGTAGAGGATGGGCTCGTACTGGCGCTGGTAATCCGCGCGGCCCATAGTGAAGGTGTTTTTAGCCCAGATGATGAAGGTGGACCATTTGCCGCCTGCGGCGCGAAACGCAGCCTGCAAGGTATCGAGTTCGGATGAACTCATGGCGATGTAGACCGCACCCTTGGTGACGTCCAGAATGTTCTGGCATGCCGACTGCAAGAACGCTCCAAAGTCTGCACCCATGTTGTCGTTCAGGATGGGACGGTCCTTGCCGCGCATCTTGTCCTTGGCCGTGTTGGCGTAGTTGACGTTGTAGGGCGGATCGGTGGCAGTCATGTCCACAAGTTCATCGCCCAGCAGCGCCTTGTAATCTTCTGGTTTGGTGGCGTCGCCACACAGCAGCTTGTGCTCGCCAAGGACCCAGATGTCGCCGGTTTTAGAGACGGCTGTCTCGGCCACCTCGGGTGCCTGGTCTTCGTCGGTCAGGCCATCGTTGCTGGGGTCACCCGCGATGAGCTTGTCCCACTCTTCGGCAGTAAAACCGGTAAGACCCAGATCAAAGCCAGCTTCCTGCAACTCAGCCAGTTCAAGGCCCAGCAGGTCATCATCCCAGGAGGCGTTCTCGCCGATCTTGTTGTCAGCCAGGATCAGTGCCTTACGCTGGATCTCGGTCAGGTGTTCCATGGCCACGACGGGCACCTCGGACATGCCAAGCTTGCGGGCTGCCAGCAGCCTGCCGTGACCAGCGATGACGTTGTTTTGTCCGTCCACCAGGATGGGAGCACCCCAGCCAAACTCGGTGATGCTGGCCGCGATCTGTGCCACATGGGCGTCCGAGTGCAGCTTGGCATTTCGGGCGTAAGGGATCAGGGACTCAATCGGCCGGTATTGGATTTTGATGTTGGGCTTCATGCTGCTTCGGAAACGAAAAAGCCCGCGAAAGTCTTACTCGTCGCGGGCTGTTGAATGGGGTTGGCTACAAGACACATCTCTCGCAACCGTAGACAAAATGTAAGCGAAATTCCGGTAAAACGCGACACGCTCAAATCCGCGTTTTCTCCGCAACAGCCCGCAGGAGCACGCATCACTTGTATCTGGCACGCAACTACCTGCAACTACCTCACCAAACTTCCCTGCACTAGATTGCTGGCCACGATGTACATGGCAATTTCCCAGCGGCGCTGAGCAGTGCGTGGTGCGCAGCCGAAGCGTTTGCCAATGTCGTACCAGCGGTAACGCGCTGCCCGCATCCAGACCAGGTGGCGCTGCTCGACCTCGAGCCACTGGACCCAGCCCATGACCTCGAGCATGCAGTCCACCTCGGCCGGGGTGGGTGGAAACCGGTAGACGGGGGCATCGTCACTGGCCATGCGCTCGTAATCGGTTCGCACAATGGTGGGCCAGACGTTGAAGTGGCCCTGCACCCGAACTGGCGGGAGTTTGTGGGCCGTGCGTGAGGCCTGGATTAAATAGTCGGCAACCTCGTCCGCCGACCAGCCGCCCCGTGGTGTTGGTATAGCCATCTCAAACCTCCTGGGTGTCAATGGCCCAATGCAAGAGCGCCAGCGCATCGGCCTCGTTGTCATCGGTAACCGGGTGGCCAAGCAGGCGCATAGCTGCAATCACTTCGCCCTTGCCCGCGTTGCCTTTGCCGGTGGCGTGCTTTTTGATCGTGCCCACTGGCACGCCCTGGTAGGCGATGTTGTGGTGCTCGCACCAGGTGGTGAGCGTGGCCATCAGGCCGCCATAGACATGGGCTGCGTCCACCCCTGCGTGACGACGTACTTCCTCGAAATACACGGCATGGATGTCGGTGGCCAGCGCTTTGATCTCGGTGAGCCAGCGTTTGAATCTCAGGTAACGCATACCGCCACCTTCAAACCGCTGTGGTTTGAAGCTGGCGAAGCCATGCGCGATGTGACCATCCTTGGATCGCAGTGCCCAACCGGTCGTCGTTCCAAGATCGATGGCCAGTACCACCACCCGGTTTCCCGGCAACGGTGTATCGACCGATGAAACACTCCGACGTAGGTCAGAGGGAACCACAGGTCCCTCTCCTACGTAGTAGGAGGGGAGTTTTCTCCAACTGGATTTTTCATGAAAACCCAGCATCCATGCGGGTTTGCGGCCAGTTGGCAAGTTGGCAGCGTTGCCAACTGCCAACTTTGCCAACTTAGGCGTAAGTGGTTGATTTATATGGGAATGAAGTTGGCAAGGGTCTGCCAACTGAATCCAGTTGGCAAAAAGTGGGGTCCAGTTGGCAAAAGTTTTGCCAACTTGTTTGCGCAAACTCTTGCGGGCTCCTGCGTGCTTCTGCTGGCCCATGCTTGCCATAGCCAACGGATAGCCAATGAGGGCATTTGCAGGTTGGTGCGGATCAATGCGGGCGTATGACAACGCTGCAATTGTGCGGGTTCTATCTTGGCAAATCGTGTTCATTCTTGCTCCTGCGGGTCGTTGCTAATTTCTTGGTAAACCCACACATCCGGGTTTTCGACGGGCATCGCGGCCCCAGATTGCGGGCATTTGTAGTGGGTTGGAAGCACCCCGAGCGGGCGCAGTGGCAGCTCGCCGGTGTCTGGATCGGGCTCACCTGTGTGCGTGTTCAGGACCATGCCCTCGACGCACAGGTAGCCAAACTTGGAGCGCCCAATCGAGGGCAGTCCGTAGTCCGTGCTGTTGCGGAAAAACTTGATGTAGCCCTGCGTGGACAGGGCCGAGATCCGCTCGCGGATCGTGCGCTCGCCGCCCAGACCAGCCTTGCCCTCAAAGGACTCGGCCAGTTGGTTGGCGGTGTAGCAGCGCCCCTGCGCCGCTTCTTCAAAAAGGATCTGCAAAATCGCATCGCGCTTTCGCCTGCGCTCAGCATCGAGCCGCTCGCCGTACTCCTTGAGCACCAGCCTGTCATTGACATCGACCTCGTGCCACTGGCCGTCCATCTTGTCGACGAACTTGGTCTCAATGGCCGGGCCGTTGCGCAGCTCGTAGATCAGGTGGCGGGTGCTTTGCGCCTCGTCGGGGCGAAACAGCAGCATCCCAGACGAGTAGTAGCCGCGCAGGCTGCCCGCACCCGCCAAGGCCTGAAACGGGTCTTCCTCAAACTGGCGCTTGCCCAGCTTCTTGGTGTGGTGCGCCAGGATCACGCCTGCTTCGGGGTTCACGGCCTGACGAATGCGCTCCACGCGCTGCGACAAGAAGTACAGCATCGCGCCGTTGTCGTTCTCGCCGCCTGCGTCGCCCCCGTCAAAGACGTTTCGGATCGGATCGATCACGATGATGTCGGGGGTCTGACCGCTGAAGGCGGCCACCATGGCCGGGATGACCTGCGCCAGCCCGTCGTCGTCCAGAATCAGGCGCAGTTGCGGCGTGGCCATGAAATTGGTGCGCGCCAGAATCAGGTGTTCTGGCGAGAGGCGAATGCCTTTCACCCGCTCGCGCAGGTAGTGGTACTGGACCTCGGCTTGAAGGTAGAACACCCTCAGTGGCCGGGGTGGCCTCATCCCCAAAAACGATGCACCGGCGGCCATGTGGGTGAGCCAGGCCAGCAGGAAGTCGCTTTTGCCGACCTTGGGCGCACCGCCAAAAACCAGCAAACCGCCCGGTGTCAGCACGCGCGGCTCAATCAAATCTTCGGGCAGTGGCGAGTCATCATCAAGCAATGCGCCCAGAGTGAAGGTCGGGACCATGGGCACAGCAGCTTTGATTACCCGCCGTTCAGCCTGCACGATGAAGGCGGCGCAATCAAAGTCTTCCTGCGCTGCGTCGGCGGCGTCCCACTTGAGCGGCTTGTCAGCAGGCGGCACGAGGATGGACACCGACTGGCAGCCCACGGCTGCGCAGGCGCGTGCAGCGCTCTCGGCGTAGTCCCAGCCCGGCGCATCGCGGTCGGGCCAGATCAGCACATCTTTGTTCTTGAGCGCAGACCAGTCGGTCTTGTCCACAGGTGCTTTGGCACCGTTCATGGCAGTGGTGGCCACGATGCCTGCGCCAATCAGGGCGTCGGCGCATTTTTCACCCTCGACCAGAATCACAGTGCGGGCCGTTATCAAAGCTGGCAGGTTGTAGAGCGGGCGCGGATCGGGGGCACGCCACATCCGCGCGCGCACATCCCACGGCCTGAACTCTTTGCCGGTCGGTGGGTCGTAGCGGTAGACACAGGCGATCAGTTCGCCATCGAGCCCGACGTAATCCCACTTGGCGGTGTAGGGACCGAGTTCATCCATCGGGACCGTTCGCATCTCGCGTCTGGCCCCATGGTCCACTGGCGGCGTAAAGCCAAGCCACTGCCGGATTTCATCGGCGATGCGCGGAAAGTCCTGCTGCGTCGACAGCCCCCGTGACTTGGCCCAGGCTGCGATCAGGTCGCCGCCATCGTCATCGGCGAAATCCTTCCACAGCCCGCGCCGGGGACCATCCAGTTCGACAACCAGACTTTTGCCGGGTGCGCCATCAATGTCGCCCACATAAAACTTGTTGCCGCGTATGCGGCCACTGGGAAACAGGTACAGCAGGACCGACTCGAGCCGGTCCAGCAGACCATCCCGCAGCGCCTGCGTGTCAGCCGCTGTTTCCAGCCTTTGTTCGGGGGCGTTGTTGTAGTCCAGCCAGACGATGTTTCCAGCCGTCATTGAGTCCCCCAGCAGCGGTCCTGCCAAGCGCAGAACTTGCACTCCATGTGGGTAGGTGTGGTGGCAAAGCGCGGCAAGACCTCGCTTGCGCTGGTGGCGGTGATCACGCGTACGGCGCGGTCGGACATGCTCTGCGCCAGCCCGCCATCAAAGGGCAGCAACTCGAACCAGATTTCCTGGGTGTCTTTGTTGATGGCGGTGAAAAGCGCCGGGTTGGCAGAGATGCCCGGAATGCTGGCTTCCATGTAGGCCTGGTAGACCGCAACCTGTGCGGAATAGACCGGCTTGGACTTGGCCACTCCGTGCTTGACGGTATCGCGCCAGGACTTGTCGTTCATGGTCTTGAACTCCCAGAGCGCCGGGTAGGTCACGCCCAGGTCGGCCGGACCGGTGTTCAAGATCCCGTCGACGTGACCACGGATACGTCCACCTGCCACGGAAAAGCCGAACTGACCGCCCTGGACTTTGCGCGTGTAAAGGTCAAACCCCGCCATGCGCAGCCAGCGGATGGCCAAGTCTTCCAGCGTGTGGCCTACCTCAAAGATGCGCAGCAAGCGGCCTGAGAAATCACGGCCGTCGTCCACCGGTGTGTGCGTGTACTCATATTGCAGCGCGCGCTCACATGAAACGCCCAAGCGCGATGCGCCCAGGTAGTCGCGTGGTGTCTGGCCATCGCGCTCGCGAGTTAACGCTGTATCAATGAGCTGGCTGATCTGCTCCTGAATTTTGGGGCGGGCGTTGAAGTCCAGCATCACACACGACCCTTCTGCAAGCTCAGGCGCTCTTGCAAAAACGCCCGGTCGCGCGCGGCCATGAGTTCGTGCTCCGCCGTCATCTGGCCCTGGTAGGCCGTGACCACGACATCAATCAGTGTCAGCACCTCCATGCGGCTGTAACTGGCCAGCGGGCGGTCCATGCCTATACCGCTCACGAACTCGCCCAGGGGCTGCAGGCACGCACCCATGGCCGTGGTTTCCATTTCACTTGGATCAATCATTTGTCCCTCCGTCTTATTCATGAGTGTTGAGAAGGCGTTTTGGCAGCGGCGCGAGCAAAACACCCATTGGTCTGAGTAGCGACCGGGGTCGCTTCGTTTGAGGCTGGGGTTAAACCAGCCGTAGCCTTTAGCCTGGCGAGCACACACCGCGCACTTCAAGCCGCCTCCAAAACATGGGGGTAGCTGCTGTGGCTGGTGGCGCTGCCGTGATGCGCGTCGTTTGCAGCGGTGACCAAACGCTGAATCTCTTTGCGGTTGAACTGAAACGACAACAAAGCGGAGGCCTGGTAGCGGGTCATGCCGAAATCGGTCCGCATCGCCTCTGGCAGGTAGACCAGTTGCTTGACCGTGGGCGGCTCGTTGAGCCAGCGCCTGGTCTTGTGCGCCGAGTCAGCCGACTCGTGGTCGTTGAGCCAGTCATCAGCGCGCGCCATGCACACGGTGCGCTCGCCCACAGCCAGCAAAGTGGGACGCAGCGACTTGGCCCCGCCAATGGCATGCCAGCGCCCGTTCAGGAAAAACACGCCGCCCCAAGCCGTAAAGCCCGTGGCCATCAATGCGTCGTCACAACCAAACAGATCGCACCACCGGAAATTCGAGCGCTTGAGCAAGTCGATTTCACTCATGATGAAATCCGACAGTGCGCCGGTGTCCTCTGGCTGGCGCTCCCAGACATGGCCGCACAACGGGCACTCCATGCATGACAGAGGCACGGTGGCGTCGCACTCCGGACACTCTTTGGTGGGGGCTTCACCCTCATGCGTGTGGCCATCGAGGTTGACCTCTTGCTCCAGCGCACCGTGCATCAGACTGGCTGTGCCGAAATCCAGCACCACACAATCGGACTTGATGACGCCCGGAAACTCCTGCGGATCCACTGTGCGAAGACCACGACCAACCATCTGAATGAAGGTCGACTTGTAGGAGCTCGGGCGAAGCAACACCACACAAGACGTGGGTGTGTAGTCGTAGCCCTCGGTGAGCACCGCCACATTGACCACCACCTGGACGCTGCCGGTCTCAAATGCTTGCAGCCTTTTTTGGCGTTCAACCGGCGACAGCTCGCCATGGATCAGCACGGACGACACACCGGAAGCCACAAACGCCTCGCAGACACTTTGCGCGTGGGCCACGGTGGAACAAAAAACGATGGTCTTGCGGTCTGCCGCTTTTTGCTTCCAGTGCGCAATCACGGCGTCAGTGATCAGCGATTTGTTGAGAATCGTGGCCACCTGCTCCATGTCGAAGTCGATCGCTGTGCGGCGCACGTTTTGCAGTGCCTCCTGCGCGCCAACATCAATCACAAAGGTTCGTGGTGAGACCAGATGGCCGCTTGCGATCATCTCGCCCAGACTGATCTGGTCGGCCACGTTGGAGAACACCTCGCGCAGGCCCTTGCCGTCACCCCGGTTAGGCGTAGCGGTCAGGCCGCAGATGGCAGCCTTGGGATTCTTGGCCAACACCTGGTCAATGACCACCCGGTAGCTGGGCGAGGACGCGTGGTGCGCCTCATCGATGACCAGCAAATCAAGCGTGGGTATCTGCGCAAGGTTCATGGGCCGCGAGAGGGTTTGCACCATCGCAAAGGTGGCATCACCCGCCCAGGATTTTTCCTGGGCATCAAACACCGAGGTGCTCAAGCCCGGATTGACGCGGGAGAACTTGGCCCGGTTCTGACCGGTCAGTTCGGTGCGGTGTGCCAGCACACAGGCCTTGGCATCCGGTTCAGACAACATCTTGCCGACCACCGCCGACAACATGATGGTCTTGCCAGACCCGGTGGGCGCGACAGCCAGCGTGTTGCCATGCAGAGCGAGCGCGTCCAGGGTACGTTGGACCAGCAGGGATTGGCGGGGTCGAAGCATCATGGCGGTGACCCTCGCTTACTGCGCCCAGCTCGGACGACCGGTAACCGGCGTACGACCTGTGGCTTGGGCATAGGCATTGGCTGCGGGCGCAGCACTGACCGGAGCAGACGCTCGCGGTGCACCCATGGCAGCGGCGTAATCCTTGTGGTCGGGCGTCACTGCCGCCTTGATAACCGCCTTGTCCTGGCCGTTCTGGTCTTTGTCCCAGTCGACCTTGCCCAGGAACTCAATACCATCCAGATCCGCAAAGCCGCTGATACGCCGGGCGTTCTGGGCGGACTGGCTGTTGTCACCCGGCTGGACGTTGCGCGCCGAGTTCAGGATGGCCTTCACCATGGTGCGGCCCATGTTGGCCCACTCAGGTCCCTTGGGACTGTGCAGGCCAATGAGTGACCACATCTTGCGTCGCGCAAACTCACCATCGGTCACCACGAATTCGCAGTTCAGGTACACCGAGCCGGTGCTGCTACTCCTGGTGGCGTAACCGCCGGTCCAGCCTTGCGATGCGTCGTCGAAGCCGCCGGGTTTGATGGTCATGCGCACGCGCACCAGCGTGCCTTTGGGGATCAGGTCGAAAGAGGTTTGTTCAGACGCGGAATTGAAATCGAAGTAAGTCATGTTCAGGACTCCTGAGTGGGGTTGAAGGAAGTGGGGTCGAAGCTGGTGTCTGTGCTTGTCTCAGCTGAGGTGCGGGCTTCTGGCAAAGCAGGAACACTGCTGGCGGGCCGTGCAAAGTCGAGCCGCTCTGGTGCGGGCTTGGCCGGGCCAGCAATCTTTTCCATGAGGCGGCCCAGGTCGGGCTCCTCAATGGCGTCCAGGCGACCCGAGCGGTCTTTGGCCGGATAGCCCCAGTTGTTGAGCGTGTGGCAGACAAAGGCGCGGTAGCTGCTACCGTCATCACTTTTGAGTTCGGTCAGCGTGACCACCTCATCGACGATGCCCGGCAACTCCAGTCCGGTTTTGGAGCCGTCAACCTGCAGAGAAAAAACGCGGCGGTTGAAATCGTCCAGCGCCTCGTTCAAGATGCCGACGAACCACACGTTCTTGCGCCGGGTGTGCTGCAAGTGAGTCAGCCAGCCGATCATTTCCTGCCCCATCAAACCGTAAGCACCCCGGCTATCAGGCTTGCCGGTTTTTTCTGAAAAGGCTTGGGGCTGACCTTTGCACCACTGAAGGCACAGACGCCCAGCCACGGTGATCGAGTCCACGAACACAGTGTCGTACTTGTCCATGGAGGAGGACTCACCGAAGCGCTGGCACACCGCATCAAAGTGCGCCTGGCTGTAGGGCTGGTCATCGCGCAGCGCCGGGTTGGGGCCGCCAATGAAGACGGCAAAGTCGCGGCACTCCTGCCATGTGCGTGGGCGCACCGTGTCACCGGCCCAGCCTTCTACTGCGAGGTCGCCCGCTTCCAGGTCAAAGAACAAAGTGGCGCTGGGTTTGAGGGTCCACAGCTGCGAGGTTTTGCCGATGCCGCTTTTGCCGACGAGTACGCCTTTGACGCCACGGCGTTCGGCCAACCGCTGGTCAGCGGTGATGATGGGAAGGCTCATTTGTTTTCTCCTTGAAGTGCGAGGCGAAAGCCCGGCTTGCCGGTTTTGAGGGTGCGGGCCGCAGAGAACGAACTCTTGAGCGATTCGGGCCACGCGTTGAATTTGGTTTCCGAGACGCGGTAGCTGATTTCGACGTACTCGGCCGGGTTGTCGCCGTTGGCGGCAATGCGCTGCGTGATGTCAGCGAGGCGGGCCTGGTCCCACTCGATCTTTTTGGGAAGATCAGCAGTGATATGCACGCGGCCGTCATCGAAATGAACTACGCCGGTGTCTTTGCCTGCAGCCAGGCGCAGTTGGTGGGCTTGCGCTGAGTACTTCAAATCCAGCGCCCGGTCGATGTGCTCGACGATGGTCTTGGCCATCACCAAAAAATCGGCCGCGTTGTTTTTGAGCTGGAACAGCGACTCGGCGGATTGCTCAGCCAATGCGCCCACGGGAATGGACAAAATTTGATCGGGATGATCAAGCGGTAACGTGCTCATGCTGCACCTCCCACTGCACTGGAGGTGCTTTGGCGCAAGCTGTCGGACTCGAATGCTTCGATGTCTTCGACGCGGTACAGCACGCGGCCCTGGATCTTCATGAAGACCGGACCGATGCCGTCGCTGCGCCATCTTTCTAGCGTCGCTTCAGCGACGTCCCAGCGCTCTGCTAACTGGGTTTGGTTGAGGTGCTTGACCTTTTCTGCGGATTGCAATTGAATCTCCTTGGTGTTGAAAAAACCCCGGTTTTTTGAAGCTCGTTTGCCTCGCTAACCAGTGAGATGAATTTCAACAATCGGGATTCCTCAAGCCGTTCCTCAGACTCCTCAGCGGCATTCCTCAAATGCGTTTCGTGCGGACAAAATGCAAAAAACCCGGGCTCGTACTGGTGAGCGCCGGGTTTTAGGTGGGCCTGCGGGCTGGTGCAGGTTGCAGTGACTCAGGTCAGCCAGTCACGGTCTTCCTCCGGTATTTGCAAGGCGTAAACACCGTCACCGGACTGGTACTTGATGAACCGCTTGTAGACCACGGGAATTCGTTCAAACACCTTGCTTGGCGAAAACGGATCGGCTTGTGATCGGCATGCTGTACGCAATGCATCGCGGTCCATCTCACGATCAAAGTCGTCCATCAGCGCCAGCAATAAATCCTTCTGCCGTGGCTCCAGCGGATAGTCAACGCCATCCACACGCGCCTTGCTCTCAGTGCGAACCAGGCGCAGGGTAGTTCGAAACTGGGTGTCCTCAACCGGAGCGGCAACGGGCACGGTCATACGGTCGTTGAAGAACTCAAACTTGCTTTGCGAGATGCGTGCAACGTCACTGAGGTGGACCACATCAAACCCCATCAGGGGCGAGCCCTCGGGCAGTGGCAAAGCGCTGCTGGTGAGCACCTTTGCAGACTTGTGCGCCTGGTCCTGCCTGATAGTTTCCACCAGCCGCTGCGCCACCCTGTGGTCGTGCAGGTGGCGTGCAAAATACCAGGTCAGCGGCTTGCCGCGCACTGGCTCCGTAACCCCGATACGCCAGGCTATCTCGGTGGCAACTTCTTTCTTCGCGCTGGGTTGCGTTCCCAACCCAAGCATCAGCCGGTCGATGAACTTGGGCAAGCTCACCTTGTAGGTTTCTTGCAATGACCTCGGGCTGGTGACTTCGCCGCATTCATCGCAGGAGAGCAGGATGTTTTCATGAGCGAGATCACGAACGACGCGCGCCAATTCCACACCACACTCAGGGCAGGTCACGTGCGAGAGTGACGCGCCAACCACGAGCAGGCGTTCACGCAACAAATCTCGTCCGGCGTTCCCATATTCACCACCCAACAGAGTCATGCCGTTGACCTCGGGCTTTTCTCGCTCAAGGAGTTGGCACAACACGCTGGTGGCACTGATTTGCGCAAGACTCACGCCGCAACCTCTTCTGCTTCGATCACGTTCAACGAACGCAATACAGCAAGTGCTGTGGGCTGATTTTTATCAGCCAGGTTTTTGATGGTCGAAGAGCCCGTGGCGGAGATGTCAAAGCTGAAGTGTCCGGCCTTGCGGCTTTCGGTAGCCAGTGTGTAGACAATGACCGAGGCACTGCTCATGTTGTATTCCGACTCGAAGGAGTGATGCACTTTGAGTCCCGTCAGCGCCAGCCGGATTGCATCGTCCTGGTCTTTGGCCGATGGTGCTTCCACCTGAAACGAAATGCCGGTGCGTCCCATGGGCGTGAAGCGTGCCCGGCGCAGGCGAACTTTCTCTACGCCGTAGGCTGACCAGTCCTCAAACGGCTCCATCATGCCGTCGCGCAAGGCGTTGAGTTTGTAGCGGGTCTTCTCAATTTCTTCAGGCTTGATGGCCGTCTCCACCACATGCTTGCCAAAGAGCTCAAGCACCGCGCCATGATTCTTGGCACCACCCTTGACCACTGTTTCAATGAAGCCGGTCGACGGCTGGTACACCAACGCGGTCTCCAGCGCGATGCGGGTGTTGATGCGCTTGAAACTATTCTCGGAAAAATGTGCGATCGCCGTGACAGGGCCTTCAATGTAGATGGTCAGTTGCACGCTCCCGTCGGCGGCCCGTTTGCTGACCTCAATGTGAGTGCCATCGCCACCGCCCACGCTCTTGTAAAGTTTGGCCACCTCGTGGCAAAAGGCATCGAGTTTGATGCGGTCTTGCATTGGGTCGAGCCCAGGCTGGATGCGGTGTTTTTTCCAATACTTGCCATTGGACTTGGCCTGAAAGGCAATGTGCATTTCAGCGTTGCGGAACGCGGTATCCCTAAAGGTCAGCATCCATAGCGACTGCTCGCGAGCAGCGCGGCTGGCAAATGCTTCCTGCACCTCGCGATCACCAGCGCATGAGGTCTGAAACTCTTGGATGGAGAGATCGTTGGACATCAGGTGTGCGCGGCGCAGGTCGTCGTGCCAAAGGTGCAACTTGTATTCAACCGACTCGCGCTCGGCTTGCGTCATCTCTGCACCCTGCATAGTCGCGTCAAGCAACGCGACTGCGTCATTGACCACGGTGGGCAGCAGCTCCTGCGCCAGGCTCCAGTCAATGGCCAGGCTCTGGCCCAGGGGATGCGCGTCGGTGAATTCGCGCAGGGTTGGCATCGAGATGTGACGCAGGAAATGTGCAGGGTTGAATATTTTCATTGTTGGTTTGCCTCATGTGTATTTGCGCACAAGGCCAACCAAAACCCCAAAAATCTCAAGTTTGCCGCTGGGCCGGATGGTGGGGAAATCCGGGTTGGCGGGAAGCAGGTGATATCCGTCTTTGTCTCGTCCAAGTGTTTTCAGTGTGAATTCATCATCAACGACCGCGACCACCACTTCTCCGGGGTTGGCCTGGCTGCGCCGCTCGACCACAGCCAGATCTCCGCTGTGGATCCCGGCATTGATCATTGAGTCGCCTTTGACCCGCACCAGCACCGTATTGGCTGGCCGGGCGATCAAAAACCGGTCCAGCGTCATCTGCTCGCCACCCTCGTCGGCTGTTGGCAGGGGCATGCCAGCGGCAACCGGCAGGTTGGCAATTGAGCGGTCAAAGAAGCGATCGGTCGGGGACCAGTCGCCATCCGAGGTGCGCTCCAGCATGCCCGCAGCCTCCAGCCGCTCCAGCACCTTTTTGATGCCGGACTTGGAGGCGAACCCCAAAAGCGACATCAGCCGGGTGTACGAGGGCAACACCCGGTATTGGGCGTAATAGTCCTGCAGGGTGGCCAGGTGTTCGAGATCGTTGATTGTTTTCTTCACGGAATCATTGTAGAGAACGATCGTTCACTTTGCAATGATCTTGTGTCTTCAATCGCAAAAAACCTTTTTTTCGATGATTTCAGGCGTTAACCCGCAGGAACCCGCACTAACCCACACCAGCCCGCAACTCCCTGCTGGCCTTGGAAGCAGCCCTTGAAGACAATTTTGGCTACATAAGTTTGTCAACACGGAACGCTACCCAATGAGCCTAAAAAACAGCATCAACCACCTACCGCCTGAGCGCATGACCCCTGATCAGCGTCGGCTGGAGATCGCCGCCATCCTCGCAAAGGGCCTGGTCCGGCTGCGCCAGTCAAGCCCGGTCAAGCGTCAGATACCTGCCACTGAGCGCAAAGTTTTACTTGGCTTCTCTGGTGACCAGAGCGTTCATACAGACCTCATCAACAAATGAACGAGGTTCACATGAAAACCAGCAACACGCCCTCAACCGCACCCCGGACTGCGGTGGCTCAGGTGCATGAACTGCCCAACCTGCCTTTTCCCGAAATCAAAGTCCTGTGGCGAAAACTGTTTGGCGGTGAAACACCCACCCACAACCGCCAGTTTCTGGAGCGCCAGCTTGCCTACAAACTTCAGGAGGTCGAATTCCGCAAGGTCGACTCGGGGCTGCTGGAGCGCAACAACAAGAAGATCGCCTCGCTGATTGCCACCGGCAAGCTCAGAAAGCGTGACCGGGATTTCCACCCCACGCCCGGCACACTGTTCACACGCGAGTACCACGGCAAGGTGCACCAGGTGATCGCCACGGCCGACGGTCAGTACGAATTTGAGGGGCGCCCTTACCGCAGCCTCTCGATGATTGCGCGAGAGATCACCAGCAGCCGCTGGTCTGGGCCTGTCTTTTTTGGCCTCAAGGACTACGCCGCCAAATCCACCGCCAAGAAAGGTGGCACCAAATGAGCGAAGTATTGAAACGCCGCATGCGCTGCGCGGTCTACACGCGCAAGTCCAGCGAAGAAGGACTGGACCAGGAATACAATTCGATTGATGCCCAGCGCGACGCAGGCCATGCCTACATCGCCAGCCAGCGCGCCGAGGGCTGGATCGCGGTCGCCGATGACTACGACGACCCGGCGTTCTCCGGAGGCAACATGGAGCGGCCCGCACTCAAGCGACTGATGGCCGACATCGAGGCCGGGAAAATTGATGTGATCGTGATTTACAAGATCGACCGGCTGACACGTAGCCTGGCTGACTTTTCCAAGATGGTCGAAGTGTTTGAGCGACAAGGCGTGTCCTTTGTATCGGTCACCCAGCAATTCAACACGACCACCAGCATGGGCAGACTGATGCTCAACGTGCTGCTGTCCTTTGCCCAGTTTGAGCGCGAGGTGACTGGCGAGCGCATCAGGGACAAGATTGCCGCCAGCAAACGCAAGGGAATGTGGATGGGCGGCATTCCACCGATTGGCTATGACGTTGCCAACCGGCGTCTGATTCCCAATGAGGCCGAAGCCAAGACGATCGGGCACATCTTCCAGCGCTTTGTGGAACTGGGCTCGACCACCAAATTGGTGAAGGAATTACGACTGGACGGGGTGACATCCAAAGCCTGGACCACCCAGGACGGTCGAGTCCGGGAGGGTAAGCCGATCGACAAGGGGCTGATTTACAAGGTCCTGAACAACCGCACCTACCTTGGTGAGTTGCGTCACAAGGAGCTTTGGTACCAGGCGGAACACCCGCCGATCATCACGAAGTCCTGTTGGGATGATGCACATGCCATTCTTAGCACCAATGGACGTGTGCGGGCCACAACGACCAGAGCCAAGACGCAGTACCTGCTCAAAGGCATCGTCTTTGGGAGCGACGGCCGCGCGATGTCGCCATTTCAAACAGCCAAACAAAACGGTCGCCGCTACCGTTACTACGTGCCCCAGCGCGATATCAAGGAGCACGCCGGTGCATCGGGCCTGCCCCGCATGCCAGCGGCGGAGTTGGAGTCAGCGGTACTGGAGCAACTGCGCGGCCATTTGCGCTCGCCGGATGTGGTCAGAGATGTTTTGCCGCAGGCCCAGAAATACGACCCCACCCTGGATGAGGCGATCGTCACAGTGGCCATGAAGCGGCTTGATGATGTTTGGGACCAGTTGTTCCCTGCCGAGCAGATGCGGATTGTGCGGTTGCTGGTTCGCCAGGTGAATGTCTCGCCCAACAACATGTCGATGGATTTGCATCCCACGGGCATCCAGCGACTGGTGCTTGAGTTGCATCACAAGAAGCTTCAGCCCGAGCCAGCCACAGAATCTGAAGCGGAGGCCATGGCATGAGCGAAATTCAAATCAGATCCACTGGCACCACGGAAGTGATTCAATCCAGCGACGGCCGGATCACGCTGTCGGTACCGATTCAGATCAAACGCCGCAGCGGGCGCAAACAAGTGACTCTGCCCAATGGGCAATCAGGTCAGCCGGGAAAACTGCTGAGGCCTTGGGACGTTGCGGCCACACCGCTGCAACTGGCGCTGGCCAGGGGCCACCGGTGGCTGGCCATGCTGGAGTCTGGCAAGGTGAAAAACCTGACTGAAATTGCAGCGCTGGAGGGAGTCGACAACAGCTACGTCAGCCGGATGGTGAACTTGACCACCCTGGCACCGGACATCGTCGAGGCGATTTTGGAGGATGCGCTGCCGGACCACCTGACGCTGTTTGATCTTGCGGTGGATCCGCCTGCGCTTTGGGAGGAGCAGCGATTACGGATTTGGTCAGGCTGAGACTGTAAAAGGATAGTGATGGCTACTGACTCAAAGGCAGCAGTAGCGGTCGGTCGATCTATAACCATCAGGCTCGGCAGCCGACCAGTTCGGTCATAGGCCAATGACCGCTATCACTCATCCTATCAAGTGCTGACGGATAGGATCCATTGATGCGCGGGCCAATTTGCACAACAGGCTGAGACGCCCAACGAATAGGGAGCCCTGCACATTTTAGATGCAGCGACGTGTTCTTACTGAACTGGCTGGATGTCAGTGACGATCATCTTGCCACCTTCATTGAGCACCATAAACTTAATTTTTTCGCCCGGCTTGATGCTGGTCAATAAACTTTTATCTTTAGCAGTAAATACCATTGTCATTCCTGGCATATCCATATGCTTGATTTCGCCGTGTTTGATCGTGACCTTGCCAGTTTCTATATCAATTTTCTTGACCTCTCCGTCGGTTAAAGACGGCGTCATTTGCGACATGTTCATCTTGCTGTGATCCATGGCAGTTTGGGAAAAACTGCTTAAGGGAAGAGCCGCACCAATGGTCAATAGTAAAGTTGCAATTTTGGTTTGAATATTTTTCATATTTTCCTCATGAGTAAGAGTTAAAAACTTTTGATGATCCGTCTTTTTG